GGCGTATGGATAAAGAGGGCGGAGGTGTCCAGCCACAGACAGCCGGTAACGATCTTGCTCATCTTGGTGCGGTGCTGTCGATCGCTCGTCCTGCTTGGGGGTACGAGGTTGATCCACACGCAATGACTGATGCTCGACGTGTGTTGAAAAAGCTCGGGTACAACATGAAAAGTCGCGAGCGCGACCGTCGCCCAGCTCTGGACGAGCTCGACAAGCTTCTAAAGCATTTTCAGGGTATCCAAGCCCGTCGTCCAACATCGATCAATATGCTCAAAATGACGGGATTTGCGTTGTTCTCAACGCGGCGTCAGGAGGAAATCACGCGGATTCAATGGACGGACCTTGATGAGGTCGGTCAGCGGGTGCTGGTGCGCGACATGAAAAACCCAGGGCAGAAGATCGGCAACGATGTCTGGTGCCATTTACCGCCGGAAGCTTGGGCCATTCTCCAAACCATGCCGAGGGCGCTGCCTGAGATATTTCCGTACAGCGCGGAGTCTGTATCCACTTCGTGGACCAGGGCGTGTCAGATAGTTGGCATTAAGGACTTGCACTTTCATGACCTTCGCCACGAGGGCGTCAGCCGGCTTTTCGAAATGGACTGGGACATTCCTCGGGTAGCGAGCGTGTCGGGGCATCGAGATTGGAACTCCATGCGGCGATACACCCATCTACGTGGTCGAGGTGATGTATATGCGCAATGGGAGTGGTTTGAAAAAGTCCTGCAGGCGCCCGTAAACCTGGGCGCCAGACCGCTGAAGTGAATCAGCTACTGCGTGGCGCGCTGTTTAACTGATTGCTTTCTTTGAGGGCCGCGGCGCGTTGAGCGTCCAGGTACTCGGACAGGTCTGTGATATGAATTCCCTTTGCGCTCTTTTGGCTCGGCTCCATGCGCGTAATGGGGATTTTTATTTGTCCGGCACCGACCTTGCGCTGAAACATATCCGTGGTGAGGTGGGTGAAATAGTCCCTACAAATTCGATCTAAGGGAATCACAACCTGACCATCGTATTGGGCCATTAGGACAAACAGCGTTTTCATAGTGTTGCTCCTACTGCGGAAGTTGGTGTGGTCAGCAGTTGGGCAACAACAGCCGCCTCTCGGGCGCTTATATCTCCAAGTACCTGGGCCATAGTGGTTAGGCATTCTAGGCGGATCCGTGAATCAGCTGACTTCCGTACCTGATACTCAAACAACGCTGTACCAACAATCCGGATCGCCATTAAATGTCTTCTCGACTGGGCTCCGTCATTGCTCGATGTGTTAGCGTTTGGCTCGCTGCTGCTTGGGTTCTGTGCTTGCACGGTATTGCCCTCAAGTGGTGGTTGGTGTCGAGGAGCTGTAACTCCTCGGCACCGCTCTCATTACCGGCTTTCACCGGCCTCTGTTTCTGGTGCTTGGTTATCACGCAGCTTGGAAAATCCAACACCGCACGGTTTTCGGTTTGTTGGCGGCATCGGTATCCCATGCCGAGCAGACGTTTCGGTTGGTCTCCACGAACTTGGGACACTTGCTGGTTTTGAGGTGGCGCTTGAGCTCAGTCAGGTCTGGGACCTTCTGGCGTTTCTCTGCGGCTTCCTTAGCGAAGTCGTTGAGGTTCACTGCGATCAGGCCGTCATTGCGCGAATGGTTAAGTCCACCTGCAGTGCTGTTCAGGTACTCGTATAGCTCCCAGAACTCAACGACGATGGGGTGATCAGCGTTGATCGCCAGCTGGCGCTCCTTGGCCATGCTCTGGATCTCGTCGTGGGCTGCGTCCACCTGGTGCTTTTTCAGCGGGACAACATGCACCAGGGCATCGACTAGGGCGTGCAGTTGGGCGTGATTCTTCGCGATCCGCACTGTGCGAATCTCGGGCAGGGCCAGCAGCTGCTGTTCGTATTTGGGCCCCTTTTCGCGGACGGTCTCCATCACCTTGCTTTCCATCATAGTTGCCTTGACCAGGAAGCCGCTGACGCGGTCGACGGGCATACGCTCGAGCTTTTCCACTAGCAATTTGGTTTGTGGCGTCTGCCCGTCTTTCGTCATTGCGATATGCACCAGGCGTTGCAGAATGGGTTCGGAAGCGTTCACCGCATGGTTCTGTCCAATGACCACAGCACCACGGAAAGGAGGCTCGCGGGTGTCGTTGCCGTTATTCTTCACACCGGTGGAGCGCACGCTGCGGCCGTTGTAGGCGGTTTTCAATTCGTCCCAGTCGTACTGTTTTGTTTGGCTACCATCGGTTTTTTCCCGCTCTGATTCGATTAGCACCACCGGCAAATTGCCGACCTGGGCGAAGTTACGTGCTCGAGCAACTGGAGTGCCCTTGGTTGGGTCGAAACCCTCGTAGTCGATACGACCGCAGAGCTTCCATAGGAACTCGATCAGCGTGGACTTACCGGCGCCTGGCTCACCGATGATCTCCATAAAGGGGTAGCTTTTCTGGTGCTGCCGGATCTGCTCGGCGAACAGCGAGCCGAACCAGAATGCGAGTGCGACCAGGCCCTTAGCACCGAAGCATTGCCAGATGATGTCTAGCCACTCGGTGTCGAATTTCTCAAGCTCCGTGTTCAGGTTGAGGATCACCGACTGGCTCAGGGTCTTGATGCTCAGCCGGTCCATGTCGAAAAAGTCCTCTTCGTTGAGCTTGAACACTTTCCCATCGCGCACCGCCACGTCACCGTAGACGTACGCGCTGTGCTCACGGGTGTAGCCGGTGAAATCAATGGTCTGAACGGTTTTGAGTGCGTCGGTTTGCTCCTCAATGAAGGCGTCCAGCTGCTGGGTGGTACCAGTAAACATCCCGCCCGGGGCAATGCCCAGCAGGCGCTTTTTGAACTCTGCAGAGGAGGCGATCTGCGAGCTGGTGAAGGTGTTCTTGATCGGTGCAGCATCGTGGGCGAACGTGATCCGGAAGTAGTACCAGGACTCGTCGGTGAGTTTGTTTTCCTGGTAGTACAGGGCCTTCGGATTACAGGTAGCTATGCGCTGCAGCGCGCCGCACTGCTGCATAGCCTTGGCCCGCATTTGTTTGTTGTTCAGCTGTTGGTCGTCGTGGTGATCGCTGTCCTCGAGTTCCTGAATCGCTTTGTTGTACTTCTCCAAGTCGAGCTTGAACCAGTACAGGCGATTGCCGAACTCCAAGTGGAATTCACTGCGGCGTTTCCAATCAAACATCACCAGGGCTTTCTCGGTGGCGTTCTCAGCGATCAGCAGGGCGCCGTAATGCCGCGCAGTGATGACGTCTTTGTCAACCTGAGCATCGCGCTTCTCGCCTTCATCCAGGAACTGCCAACGCTGGTGCAGATCGTTCCAGTCGACCTTCTTGTTATCCCGCTGAGGGATTTGGGCTGCTTCGCAGGTGAATCCCAGTTCACGGGCCATACGGACCCAGCGCTTGGTGTAAGCGTGTGCACCAGGTTCGTTATCCAGCGCCCAAACAAGCTTTGGCAGGTTGCCTGGGCGAGCCGCTATAAGTGCTTCCAACGATACCGATGGGAACGCGTTTGAGGACATTGCCGATACGGCGGCAATGTTGTGGTGTACCAGGGCGAGCGCGTCGAAGATCCCCTCGACAATCCAGATCTCTTTCGCCTCGAGCACATCGACGCACGGCGGGCACCACCACACGCCTTTATAGGACTCACCCGGCTTGAACCGGGCTTTCATCTTGCCGAAGCGCGCAGGCCGGTCGATCAAGCGTTCCCAGTATCCGCCTTTCTCTAGGGCGAATCGCACCGTCGCGGTTCCAGCATCATGTTGGGTCGAGTAGTACGTATCCTGTGTAAACCAACCAGCGATCAGTGAAATATCGAATCCACGGGCAAACTCAAGGTATGCCCGTGCAGTCGCTGTAGGGGCGCTCTCTGTGGCGGGTACGCGCTTGCTCCAGTCTTCAAAAAGGTCGTCGTAGATCTCTTTCACATGCACTGTGTGGCCGCACTTTTCTTGGCGTCCACAGATGAGCTGCCACGGACTGTCGAAGCGGGTGTACAGCTCTTTTTTATTGCACTTGGGGCAGATTCCACCACGCATGTAGTTGGTGGGGACGCGATGTTTAAGACCGAATTCGGACTCAATGCGTTGCAGGACGTCGTGACGCAGATCGTCTCTCATGGTTATTTCACTACTTTCAGGCTGAGGCCGAGGCTATGGGTGAGGGCGCCGATCAAGTGTTTTTGAGCGGCCATCACAGGGCTGTTGGCAAGTATCGATCCGTGGCGTAAACCATCGGGAATCAGGCGGTACTGGTCTGCATACCAAAGGTCGTTGAAGCTGAGACGATATTGCTCGCGCAGGCTGGCCAAGAGCGCTTTCGCCTGATCGGGAGTCAGTTTTGCGTTGATGTTCATGGCGTTTTTCATCGTCAAACCTCAATTTCGGGCGCAGCTCACCCAAACCCATGGGGGTGGGACAGGCGGATTATTGGTTGGGTGTTAGGAAGCGGTTACGCGGAAACGACCGTTGTCCGGTGCGTTGAGAATTCGTTCGTAGATCAGGCTGACCGGAACTGCCCATGCGTTACCTGTGGCAGGGTCGATAATGACGGTGTGTGTCGCCGTGCTGCTGACGATGTCCAATCGCTGCCGATCGCGAATTGCTGACATATCGGAACTGGCCAAATGCACCATCTTCTCAGCGGTTGTCGTCAGCACGTCATAGTCAGTTATCAGGTGATGCACAGCTCGATCGAACAACTGCTGATCGTCGCCCAGATGTTCACATTGGTGACGTTCCAGGAACACAAGTGCAGCGGCTTTGAGGCTGTCCTGATATTCCTGTGCCGGCGGCGGAATGTTCATTGTTTTTTCCCCGGGTTGGCACGGTATAGGTCGATGGCTGCCAGCACTTCGGTGTGACGTGCGGCCATGTGGACGTTGTGAGCGTTTAGGATTATTTCCGCTTCTTCTGCACTGATAGCGCCGTCTTCCAATGCTTGGGCAATCGCTTGGTCAACACATCCACGCTTTGCCGAAACCTGAACTGATCGGGCGTACAGCTCTACGTTATCCAACGTTTCTGGGTCGACGACCGGGACAAACAGACCGCCGTACATTTGTGCAACATAGTTTGGGAGGTGGCTGGTGCCGCTTACTTGTTCCAGCGTGAAAATCTGGGCATCACTGAGGGGGCTGCACCCCGCGTTTTCATAGGCGTGGTTGTCGAATTTTTTGACCTTCATATCTAAGCGAGCTGCTGCGCCTTCACGTCCACCGGGGTAGCTGCGAATAATTTTGCTCATGGCGTCCTTGCGTGTTTCTAGAACCGGGCTTTTCATTTTCTACTTTTCCCTGTTGATCACGGCCGTTACTGTTCAATAACGCCGTCTTTGATTTTGAGCAGCACGGCGGCGCGATGTGCCTCCCCACGGCGACCTTTGATCCGACCGTTCAACAGGTCGCTGACTAAATTTTTGTTCAATCCGTTTTTCCGGCTGAACTCCGCAATACTCATACCTTTGCGATCCAACGCCTCTCGGGCTTGCTCGGGTGTAACGGTGGCGGGCATAGTGCGCACTCTGTTCGATTGTGTTTACTTGTGTTTGTCTGTGGTGATTCTTGGTCAAAAA